TGACGATATAGAAGATAAAATAAGACATGGTATATTCCATTTATGGCCAGGCAAAAAGTCTGCATACATAACAGAATTTGTAATATATCCACAAGTGAAAGCAATGAATTTATTATTTTGTGGTGGTGATTACGAAGAATTAGAAGAAATGCTACCATCAATAGAGGCTTTTGCAAAAGCCGCAGGTATTAAAAGATTATACGGTGGCGGTAGAAAAGGATGGATTAGAAAGATAAAACATCTAGGATTTGAGACAGAACATTTAATTAGAAAAGACTTATGAGTAAAGGAAAAACCAGAACAGAAACCTCAGTAGATTTGCCAGCATGGCAAGAAGCTCAATTTAAAGAGCTTTACAGCCAAGCACAGGGAGTTGCAAGACAACCTTTTATACCTTATACAGGCCCAATGGTCGCTGGTTTCTCACCAGACCAACTAAGACAGTTTCAAGCTACTAGAGGTATGTTTGAATCTGGTATGGGTTATGACCCAACACAAGCTTTACAAGGTATGGCACAAGATCAATTTAAGCCTACCATACAACCTGTCACTGGTTTTGAAGCGCCAACCATAGAAGCAACACAAGCTCCTGGCGCAGCTCAAATAGGTCCAGTATCTGCTCCACAGTTCAGAGGTTTACTAAGCCAAGACATAGGCGCTTATCAATCTCCATATCAACAACAAGTCATAGATTTAGCAATGGGCGACATACAGCGACAAGCTGACATAGCGCGTGGCGGTGCGCAGGATAGAGCAATCAGAGCAGGTGCTTTCGGTGGTTCAAGATCTGCATTACTAGAGTCTGAATCACAAAGACCTTACGCAGAGCAGATGGCTAGAACAGCTGCTGGTTTAAGACAATCAGGCTTTGAGCAGGCGCAAGCGGCGGCGCAGGCTGATTTAGCAAGACAACAACAATTAGGTATATTTGGTGCTGGTCAAGAACAACAAAGAGCTTTACAACAAGCACAGCTTGGTCAACAAGCAGGTATCTTTGGCGCAGAACTAGGACAACAAAGACGTATGCAACAAGCACAGCTACAGCAGCAAAGACAACTAGGTGGTTTAGACATTGCTGGCAGAGCAGCTTTAGCACAACCATCACTAGAGATGCAGGCAAGACAACAGCGTGCTGGTTTACTTGGTGGTTTACAAGGACAGCAAATACAAGGACTAGGATTACTAGGGCAAGCAGGTGCGCAGCAGCAGGCATTACAGCAAAGAGCAATCGATGCACAAAGAGGCGAGTTTCAAAGAGCATTGGCTTATCCACAACAACAAATTAGTTTATTACAAGCTGGTTTAGGAACACCATTAATAAGTCAAACAACAACTGGAAGTAAAAAAACTGGATTTGGTGATGTTTTGGGTGCGGTTGCTGGAATTGGTGGTTCTCTTGCAAGTGGTGGATATTTTAACTCAACAGGATAATAAGTTATTTGGAGATATATAAATGGCAAGAAGAGATAGAAATATAGAAGCTAGATATACTTTTTCAGAGCTTATGGATATGTTGCGAGGCACATCAGTTAGTACACCAAGAAAAAGACAAGAATTAAGAGATATTACTAAAGATGTAAATGTACCAGAAATACTACCCTCTGATTCAACAAGTCTATTAACATCTGAACCAAAAGAACTAGCAAACAGATTAATGGATATAAAACCATCTTCTGATATTGTTACTGGTAAGACTGATGATATGAAAACATTAATGAAACCTTTAATATCAGAACCAAAGCAAAAAACAAATCTGCTTACAAAAAAAGAAGAAAAACAAATTTTAGAAAATCCTGTTGCATTACAAAATTATACAAAAGCTGGTAATTTTTTTGCTAGAGTTGGTGGATTTAAACAAGCGACTCCTGAACAACTATCACAAGCAACACCAGAAGAATTAAACATATATAACACACAAAGATTAGCCGCTAGAAACAAAGGTATTGGAGAAATGTTATTAATGTTAAGCGATGCTCTTGGTGGTAGAGATGTTGCTATGAGAGCTATAGAAAGACAAAAGGCTAGACAGCCAAAAGAAGAACAATTAACTGCTGCTCAAAAAAATTATCAAACATATTTAAACATTATGAAAACAGGAACTCCACAAGAAATAAAAATAGCTGGAGCGGCTTTACTAGGAATTAGAGAAGGCAAATCAAGAGAACAATTAAGAAATGAAGTCATTGCAAGTTTAGCAAAACAGACCAACCCTATAACTGGTGAACCATATTCTAAAGAAGATATAGAACAACAAATAAAAATATTAGATGATTTCTATGGAAAAACTGAAGAAATAGAGGTTGAAGAAGATAAGCCTATTACTTTTGAAATACCAGGTTACACAATAACAGAGGGTTAATATGCCCACCTATACAGTTACAAATAAAGACGGAGTAACTTTAAAGATTACTGGTGAACAACCTCCGACAAAAGAACAGTTAGATAATATATTTTCAGAATATAATGATCAAAAAATAGAAACATCTCCTGTTCAAGAAACCTTACCTCAACAAGTAAAATTAACAGAAGAAGTTGTTAAGAAAGATCCTAAATGGATTGAGGCATCTAAGTCTATTTACAAATGGAACGAGGGTATAGATGCCCCAAATTTAGAAACAGATCAAGATTATGCTGCTTATGGTTTAGATTATATGGGTAGGTTTAATTATAACTTGCCCCAAATGACTGTTGAGGCAAATCAATTAAAAGATGCTACAGATAAACAAAAGCAAGATTTTATTACACTTATGGACATGTATGATAAAAAGTCTGCTAGTTGGTCTGGAGCTGGTAGATTATTAAAAGGTTTAGCTACAGACCCAACAACTTATGTTGGTCTTGGAACATTAGGTGTTGGTACTGCTGGCGCACAGGCTGTAAAACAAGCTATTAAAGAAGGTGTAAAACAAGGCACTAAAGCTGGTTTAAAACAGGGTGCAAAAATAGGTTCAATAGAAGGCGCTGTTTATGCAACAGCTGATAATGCTTTAAGACAAACTGCAAGAATAAATGCTGGAGTACAAGAAAATTTTGATTTAGGAGAATCTGCAAAAGCAGCAACTGTAGGTGCAACAGCTGGTGCTGGATTGGGTGGTGTTATAGGTGGAATTGGAACTAACATAGCTGCTAGATCAAAATTAAATCAAATAGCACAAAGAGAAGAATCAACATTACAAAAAGAAAATGTTGATGTCGAACAAATAGAAAAAGAAACACAGCCGATAGTACAAAAAGAAATAACAAGAGAAGCTGAGCAAACTTTAAAACCAAGCACACAACAAGAAGCACCGCTTACACAAAAGTTACAAGAAATAGCAGAACCTATACCAGATACAGAAGTTTCTGCTGAAGAAATAGCGTCTGGTTTATTGGGAAAAAATTATCAAAAGGTTGCAACACAAACAATAGATTTTCTAAAAAGACCTTTTATTAAATATAAACCTCTTAAAACATTACCTGACCAAGATAAATATTTAACATTGCGTGGTTTAGCAACTGGTAAATTACAAAAGGTTAGAGATGTTACAAGAGGTGTTTATGATACTTTTGCAAGGTTGAGTCCTGAAGATAATTTTGCTGTAAGACAATACTTAACAAAAAAAGCTAATCTTAAAAACATACAAAATCCTGTTATAAGATTACAAGCAAAAGAGCTAAGAGAATCTATAGACTTTGTAGGTGAGTCTTTGGTAAAAGCAAATATTCTTTCAAAAGACGTGGTTGATGCAAACAAAGAATCATATCTTCCAAAAATGTATCTTAAATATTTAGATAAAAAAGGAAGAATGGATTATACAAAATCAAGAAAAGATCTTGATGATGCAACTGTAGAATTTTTAGGTGAAGTAAAAGACATATCTTTACAAGGCTCAAAAGCAATAGAAGATCCTATGTCTGATATTGTTAAATATAGTTTGTTTGAAAAAATATCAGAAGATCCTAAATGGACAATACAATCTGGCTTAATTGATTTTCAAGGTAAAAATGTCAGTCCTGTTTGGATGGCTGAAGAAAGAGATAGAATTGCAAACGAGATTGTTAAAAAGATAAGACCTAAAGAAGATAAAAAAATTGTAGAATCAATGGACGCTTTAATAGACCAGGCTAATCTTAATATTAAAAAATCAGATTTACGATTATATAAACAAGTACCAGATGCTAAACAATATGGTTCTTTGAGAGGTTCATATATAAGAAAAGAAATATATGATGATTTAATTTCTGCTGGTGATTTTATAAACCCAAAAGATAACTTTGCAAAATCTGTATTAGGTGATACTGGTGCAATAACCCAAGCAACAAAACTATGGAAAATGAGTAAGGTTGCTTTGAATCCACCATCACAAGTTCGTAACGGTATTTCTAATGTTATTTTATTAAACCTTTCTGGCATACCTTTAAGAAAAATACCAACAAGATTAAGCCAAGCTTTAAATGATATGAGACAGAATGGTCCTTATACAGATATAGCAAAAAAATATGGAATATTAGATTCAACATTTTCAAGACAAGAAATGATTGATATTAATAAAGCATATTTAAAAGCAAAAGCAAAAGAGACTGGAAACATTGTAGATAGAATAAAATATATTGGTGGTGCTATATCAGAGATAGGAACTAATGCTTATCAAAAAATGGAAATAGTTGGTAAGACAGCAAAAATTATTGATGAAATGTCTAAAGGTGCAGATGAAGCAACTGCTGCTTTAAGAGCGCAAGAAACATTATTTGATTATTCTTTAGTTCCACCATCAGTAAGATATTTAAGAAATGCACCAGTTGGTATACCTTTCTTAACTTATTACTATAAAGTTTTACCAAACTTATTAGAAACAGCTATTAGATATCCAGAAAGATATGTACCTTATTTAGCCATACCTTATGGTATGCACGAAATAGTAAAACAATATCAAGGAATTACATCAGAAGATATTAAAACAATAAAACAATCCATGCCTGAATGGATAAGAGATAATGGTAATGCTTTAATATTACCTATTAAAGATGAAAATGATAAATGGCAGGTGTTAGATTTTAGTTATTTCTTACCCTATGCAATGTTTACAGGCATGGCTAAAGACGTAAAAGAATTAGAGCTACAAGAAGCCTTATCTAAATCTGGTGTATTTGGTGGACCATTACCACAAACAATTAGTGCTATACAAACAAACATAGACCCGTTTACAAAAAGAGAAATTATTAATGAATATGATCCTGAGTCAAAACAATTAGCAGATATGATGTTGTATGCCTATAGAATGGCAGCTCCTACATGGCTAACAGATATTGGTTTTGCTGGTAAACTTTTACAATCAATTAATAAGGATGTAAATAAATTTGGAGACCCAAAGGTAACTAAAACACAAGCAATTTTAAGATTAGTTGGTACAAATATATATCCAATAGACCCAGAACAAAGCAGGGCAACTAATATTAAATTTATGCGTAATGAGATTTCAAGAATAAAAGCTAGAAGAACTAAAGTCTTGAAAGATAAAAATTTAACTCCAGAAGAAAGAGAAAGATTGCAAGAAAAATATCTTGAAATATTGCAAGATAGACAAGAACAGTTAAAAGATTATATTAAAGAAAGCAAAATTACCGAAGGATTAAAATAACCTTATGCCACGCCAATCAGAAAGAGTTGGCCGTTCTGGAGAATACTTAGTAGCCTCGCTACTTTCTTTACACGCAGATACTGTAATGATAGTTCCACACAGCGCGGAGGCAGACATCATCTTTGATGTTGACCATAAACTATATAAGTGCCAGGTTAAAACACAATCTAAAATACAAAACTGTAGAGTGTCATGGATATATGACTTTAGGCGCGGTGCTTATACCAAAGAAAGATTCTATACAGAAGATGCTATAGATGTTTATGCCTTGGTTGCTTTAAAACATCAAACAGTTCAGTTTATGTTTCCAGAAGGTCTAAAGCAGATAAGTTTTAAAGACGAGGATGTTCAAGCGTGGGACACGCTAGAGAATACCAAAAACCTATTTAAAGAGCTTCGATGTCAACAGACACTTTAGGTTTTTCGTAATGCTTTACAGAGTTCATACCTAAAGATATTAGATACTCAACCACTCTATGTGGTTCTTTCTGTTCAGTCTCACAAAAATCCTTAAACTTTTTAGCAAGATGTTTGTTTATATATACAGGCTTTCTTCCGTTCCTTTCGTTTAAGATACGATCATCAAACTCATATAAATTCATAGCTACCTCATGGTTATAGAGAAACTTCTACTGAATAGTCTCCTATATTATTACCTTTAGCATCTGTTCCGTAAACCATCTGTAATTCAAGATCTATAAAGTGTTTGGCTTTTAACAAGTCAG